GCCTTACAATGTACAAAATAAAAAATCTAGTTAAAACATATTTAGCAAACAACTCATTGTTTATGGAAGACTGATGCGCTTGGATTGTCGTAGCAATTAGATGGCAAAGCACTATTCTGTGAGCAGTAACGCTAGGTCTACCAAATAAGTCTGAATGCTTATCTTCAAATATTTGGTACTTCCGATGTGTCGACCACGGTGTTTTTAAATCAAAAGACATGAGGTATTGGCCGGCTAACTCATTACTAATAACTGCAACACCCTTGGCATCTTCCCCCCTTTTTATTTCGAAAAAGAAACGTCCAGGGTAAAGGGCTTCGAATTCATTCTGAAGTCGGATTTGTATTTGATTGTTCGACTTGAAATCACGAGCCTTCACGCCATTTTGATTGTTCGAAATGCGAGTAATCATCTCGGATAGCGTAGATGCAGGAGGCGTCTGGATAAACTTAGTTAAAATCCGCAGGTTATCAGTTATGTGGCGTCTATTCTTATATAGCGCATTTAGACTTTGGCACCCATTTACCACAAAATATTTTTCTACGATAATTTCATCATTTGTTCTACCCACAGATTCTGCGATTATTGTTATTCCGTTATGAAACAACGGAAACAGTTTATGCTTTGAATCGTCTGCGATGCTCTTTGCAATATCCCGATTTACTTGTGTTTTCCCTAGTGGGCCGCGAACATTAAAGGCAAAGATTTCTTGATTGGCTATACCATCAAGACCAACTAGCTCGCTTGCCTTTATCGGAGCGATTATTGCGCTGTGATCTGCATCAACAATATATTCAGCAGTTTCGTATCCTGAAATATTAAATACAGCAGGCGGCGCCGTTGGGAAGTTTCTATCTGATGAAACAAATGTATTTTCGAGATCGCCTCGGCCAATAAAACGTATGCTATCCGTACCAGATAAAAAACTGGCACCATTCTGGTCCAGTTCACTGTTGCATATGAAATATCCGATCACATCATATTCGGCAACGTGTTTCTTCAAGTCCAGCCTTTCTATCAACGTCGCCACTTGGGCGTCACCTGCAGTGGCCAGCAAATTATCAATCGCCTCTCTTGTCTCAAGTTGAGACAAAGTGCCTTGGAATTCTCTTAATGGCTTATCACCAATTGTAGAACCCAATTTTTGGGCAATCTTGCTTTGATAGACCTCAATAACGTTTGCCTCTATATTCAGATATATGCCATCGATACCCTTATCGCCGCTTTGGTCGCAAACAGCATCAATAGAATCCAATGAATCTAGGCGCAAGTAGTTGGTGAAATACCAAATGAGAAATGAGGCACTTTCACTTCTCTTTGAAGCCAAAAAAGGTTCGATCAAAGATAGAATATTTGGGTACGACAAATCGATCATATTTATCCCGTATTGTTGCGCACAACGCTCAAGGTAAGCCGCATCGATACAGCGTCAGCTTGAGCTGCTTGCTAGGGCCGTGCTTCATTGGCTTAAAATCGCGGCTAAACCAGTTAAAGCGCCTACTAGCCCAGTAATAGCAGCTAGCCATACCAACCATATTTCATGCCGTTCCTTACGCTCTTTGCGAATTGCGGATCGTAGGGCAGACAGGGGCTCGGGTCTAAGGTAGTAGCGCCCTGTTGAGCGAGCTTGCTCCCATGCGTCGCCCTCTTGCTTGTACTCTGGTACTGGAATGAACATGCGATGAGCTCGCGACACGAGATAGCTTGACGTAAGTACAGCAAGTTCTTCTTCGTACAATTCCTGTTCCCTTCCAAAATCGGCATTTAGCCTCTCCTGGTCTTCATAGGTAGGCGATTCCAAGTCTTGCAGGGCCTTACTGTGTTGACGAGATACGTCCTCAATCCTCCGTTCTAAGGAGCGCCTTTTTCGGTGAAATTCAAACCACGTAGCCATAGGCTTTAACGCCACTGTAGATATTCGGGGTCAGAGCAAAAACTCTACCACGACCCAACGTCCGATAATTGCCGAAACCCGACCCACGCATACCCCTTAATCTCGCAGCTTCAACGTCAACACAAACGGCCGATGATCTGACGCCAACGCGTTTCCATGGTCGACCGTCCTCGCATGGATCCCGCTCCGCAATGTCGCGTGCTTCACCGCTGGTGATAGCAAGATATGGTCGATTTGGTTGCGCTCACCCCGGTACTCGTAGGTCCAGCGTGTTCCAAGCTTATCGTCGTCGAAATAGTTCACTTGCCCCGTCTGGATAAGATCCTCATGGATATCGTCCAGCCCGCGGATGCGATGTATCGCCGGCTCCCCGCGGCGGTCGTTCAAATCGCCCGTCACGATGACTAGCCGACCTTGCTTGACTTCTGGGAGGTAATGGCGGCGAATGATCGAGGCTTGGGCGATCCGCTGAGCATCCTTCTCATGGCCACCGGCCTCGGAAGCTAGGTGCACGGTGTAGATTAGGAACTCCTGGCCATACGCGGTGACCGTGGCACGTAAACCCTTGGAGACCCCAGTGTCGTCCTCGCTGTCAGGATCGTCGAGTTCCTCGAGGTAGTGCTCTCGCCCGGGGATTCTCCGCAATAATTCACTCAATGGGAACTTGGAGAACACTGCGACGTTCTGCCTGGTCGTCGTGTCGCTAGAGTCACCGATGGCCACGTGAGGGTAATCCCCCCCGAGAGCCGCAACCTCGGCGCGCAGGGCCTGCACATCTGTCGTATTCCCAACCTCGGTCAGGGTGATCACATCGGCGTTGATCGAATGGATTACTTGCGCAACCGCCTGCGCGGCTTCCTGGAACTTCTGATCGCGGAAGGCCATGTCCTCCCACTCCCGCTGTTGCTCGGGTGAGGCATCAGTCATTCTGAACGGCAGGCCAAACTTCATGTGCACTTTGGGCCGAGTCAGGAACTCGCAATTGAAGGTCGCTATGGTGAGGGTTGCCGCGAAACTCGGCGCGGGGGCCAAAAGGATGATGGCGAGACACAGGAGAACCAGCCGTTTCATAGTGACTCCCTGGATGAATGACCTAGCTTGTGTTCGAAAGGATGGCCCCCGAGGGCGTGCTAGTCAAATGGGCCTAGCGATCTGACGAACGATTCTTGGGGCCAGAGTAACAACCCTTCCTACGCCCAACTTCCGTCCCTGGCCGCTAAGGGTCAGTGAGCACAGAATCGCCGATCCCCCAGGCCACCTCTTCCCTTAGCACAGAGACATCATCGGGGACGCTGATCCCCAGACGCACCTGGCCTTTCTGTGTCTTCAGCACACGCACCTCGATATTGTCACCGATGCAGATGACGTCGTGCTCGCATTCGACGGGAAACTCCCTTTCCTTTTCCATATGGTCTCCACCCGTTCCATGGTTCCTGGACCGTCTTGGCCCGCCAGCCAGTGTAAAGCTTTTTATCCCAAGGGCGGCGCTTAAACAGCGCTTAACTCAGGTTCAAACCGCCACCCCGGCACTCCAGCCGGTTGCCTTGTAGGCGGTGATCACCTGTTCGTCGTGCAGGTAGCAAAGCCAGCCGATCGAAGGGGTGTAGAAGCCCCAGGTGGTGCTGGATTGATCCCAGATCGCAATATCGTCGACATGCCCCGCCCACGCGCCGGTGGCGGCGGGGGCGACGATGTAGGCGGCGCCGTCGGCTGGGCTGGCCGGGGGTGCGGTCAGGTTGCGATCGAGCGCGTGCAGATTGGGGAACGCCAGCCGTCCGATCGCCAGGGTGTTGGTGATCAGGTTTCCGGCCCATCCGCCATCGCCAGGCTGAACATCGGTGTGATCGAAAAGTCCGCTGCGCGGTTCTGTGCTTGTGCCTGCCATCGTTACCTCACACGTTTACGTACAAAAGCGCGATTTCCGTGGGCGACAGTGGCCGATTGAACACCGCCGCCTCGTCCGGGAGTCCATTCATTTCTCGACCAAGCCCGTCACTGCGCTGCATGGCGCCGATCAGGACGTTGTCGCGGCCGACCAAGGAGCTGAACCAGAACCCGGTCGTCACATCGCCCCCCTGGGCCGCCAGCGCGCCGTCGAGATACAGCTCGGTCTTGACCCCATCGCACTGCGCAACGGCGAGGTGCCACTGGCCGTCGTCATAGTCGCCTACGGCATCGACGGTGAACGCAGTCCCACCGGTGGGCCGACAGTGCCAAAATACCGAGTCGTTATCGATAAACAGGCCGCACCGGTTGGCGGTCGAGTCCTCGTCCGAGGATGTGAACAGCGCCTGATAACCCGCGGTGATGGGATTGCTGAGCTTGAACCACACCACCACTGCGCCCTGGGTATCGCTGCCACGGAAATCGGCCGCAGACAGCGCCACGTAGTCCCCGTTGCCGTCCAGCGAAACGGTGGTGTTGTCAATCAACACCCCGGGTTGTGAGAAGGTCGGCGTCCCCATGTAGGTCATCGGGTAGGTGGCCTTCTCATCCGCCGCCGTAGGGCCGCTGGACTCACCCAGGCGCCAATAGGCAACCAGGCCGGCCATGCCCATCACCAGGTCGTAGTAGCTGGCCGGCGCGGTCCTCTGCAGCAACCTGGTGTGTTTCTGCCACGACTCTTGGCCATCACGCACCGCCTTGAGCGTGAACAGAAACTCGGCCGCTTCGATCGGAGCACCATCGGCTTCGTTCCACTGCTCGCCGGTGATGCCGGTATCGGTGCGCAGCACCACCAGGCTCGGGTGGTCCAGAATTTCCACGGTATAGGTGGTGCCTGCCTCTGGCCCGATACTGCCGGCAGCGTGATCGACCAGGCCGTTGCCCGTCTGCTGCAGTCGGTCGCGATGCGCCCAGGTTGCCACCAGGGAGCCGGTCACTGTTTGTGGATCCGCCTCGCCATTGATCAGCACCTGGCCCGGCGGATAGGGGCGAATGGCCCGCTGGTTCATGGTCACGCTTTCAACCGGTGCCGAATCGATGCTCAACTCGCCGCCGCCGGTCAGGGGCAGCAGCTTGGTATCGAGGGTCTCGGCTGTCGCGTACTGCACGTTATCGGTGGAGCCGTACTCATCCCAGAACAGCAGCACCTCGCCGGCCGCATGGGCAACCGGCACGGTATCGAGTACACCGCGGCCAACGGTCGCCGCCGTATCGGAAATCGCATCCACGCGGCACAGCTCCGAGCCGATCTGCACGTGCGTGCCGATGGTCACCAGGTCCAGGTCGAGGCCGTTCTGCATTGTGATCGCGGCATCGGTGATGCCGATATCTGCGGCAAGTTCCGCGCTCGGGCAGAACGCCAGCGGCGGCAGTGCCTCGGCATAGCCGGCACCCGCATCCACCCAGATGCCGGCCTGCACGGCATCGGCGCTCGGCCGGTCACCGGCGACGATCAGGTAGGCACGGTCAGGATCGCCCGCCAGGGCCGCGTTGACATCGTCCTCTCCCAGGCGTTGCACAAGCTCGTAGTAAGGCGCCTCAGTCGCCAGCGCATGCGGGCACGGCGCCGGGTCCGAGACTGGGGTGATCCATCCGCTGTCCGACTCGGCGGTGATCGGCTCCGGCAGGTCGAAACGGTCCTCGATGCACTCGATGCGGATGGCCTGATTGGTGGCATCGCCGTGATCGACATGCAAGGCGCGCATGGCCGTCTGATCAAGCCCTTCTTCAGGCCAGGTGAGTTTGAACACACCGCCAGGCACCAGGCCCGAGGCGCTGCGATCGGCGATCACCACGCAGCTGGCCAACGGCGTGGCGCGCGTCTGCAGATCACGGGCGGCCGCGCGGCCGGCATTGTGTGCATTGCTGAAGCCGGGATATTGCACCGTGTCTTCCACCACGCTGCCCTGCAGCTGAATCAGCGCGATATCGTGCACGGTCAGGCTCGCGTCCTTGCTGGCGCAGCCATCCCAATAGGTGGCGGTAATGGTATTGGCCAGTTCGGCGATCGTCGGCCGCTTGAAGTTGCGCACCTCGTCCACGTTGCTCTCATCCAGCAGAAGTAACGAAGCCGGGTCGTAGTCGTCGCGGATCAGTTGCAGTGTGAACTGCCCGGTGTGGCGGTCCACATAGAGCACGGCGTCGATATGCCGCAACACCTCGCCGATGAAGTCCTCCAACGCGATGGACCGATCCCAAACCAGCGACATCCCCATCTGCTCGTCGTGCAACTGGTCGGCCGCCGCCATGAAGGAAGCGTCGTTGATGTCGCCCTCCGGATAGCCCATGCCCCAGTCCGGGTCGGTCAGGCACTCACGGATGATGTGGGCCGGGTTCATGTCACGCTGGGTCACCCCGGAATAGACGCGCAGCGACAGCCCGCCGCGGTTGTCAGCCACCGGGTCATCGCTCAGCCAGAAGGTATAGGCGGTGCTGCCGGTGAGCATGATGGGCAGCCCGGCCTGGGCCGCGTCTCTCGCTTCTTCTGACGAAGCATAAATGGCCGGCAAATAAAGCGTCGTTTGCGCTGCATCGTTGGTGACAGAAAACCTTGCGGTCCAAGTCAGCCCGCCGTTTTGCTCATTGCTGTTGTACGGCGACCAGGCATCGTGGGTCTGCCCTGGCGGCATCTCCACCACAACATGATCGGTCGTTTTGAAGCCGGACAGGGTGATGCCTACCGACGGGTCCAGCCCGGCGTTTGCTATGGCATCCAGGACCAGCTCCTTGGTGTAGTGCGCGGTTTCGCAGGCGCGCTCGCCACACTCCGCCTTTTGGTCGTACCACTGGGCGATGCCGTCCTGGCGCGTATGGATGCGCTGCAGCCGGAACTCCCAGGGCTTCAGGTAAGGGTTCATCCCCAGGTAGACGCGGCGCAGCACGGCGCACACCACGCCCCGGAACGCCGACAGCTGGCTGCCGAGCTGCGACACCAGGTAGCCATTCTGGCCCTGATCCGCCGCGCCCATCTCGATATCGATCTCACCCGAGATGCCGCCCTCGCGACTCTCGCCACCGAACAGGTCCGGCCGGTAGACGCTGATCCGTCCACCCGCGGTCGCGCCGACCCAGGCGACACGCTCATCCACCCGGATGCGGTTCAGCGCATCCACCGGGCCGTGACACAGCCCCATGTGCTCGCCGAGGTAATACTTGTAGCCGACCGTCTGCTTCTTGCTGCCGCCGCTCATTGGCAGGCCTCCCGCTCGGCAAGCTCGGCGACCGTGATGGCCATGGCATCGCCGGTGGCGCGGATGTCTTCCGCGGGCAGGCCTTCACGCAGGAAACGGCTGTAGTCCAGGCCGTGGCGGGCAAAAAAGGCCCGCGCCCCACGCGAGCACATCCGCGCCTGGCGCACGTGACGCATGGTCACCAGCGCCGTCATTTCTTGCCACCGCTTTTCTGCACCGGCACCACGCGCAGATCGCCGTACCAGACCACGTTCGGGCCGGACAGGTCGCGCGTGCCGAACAGCACCGGAATCTCGCGCCCTTCTTCGGCGGTGGGCACGGTGAAATCGCCCAGGCCTGCCGCCTTGGGCGCGTTGTACTTGGGCTTAGGCGCGAGGAAATAGCTCAGCGCCGTGGTGACGATCCAGATCAGCAGGTAACTCCAAAACGCCATGCCAGGCCCTCACACGATGCTGGAGCCGCCCATCGGGTTCTTGCGCGGGATGTAGCGCCAGCCCCCGAAGTTCAGCCCGTTGGCGAATTTGCTGTTGCAGGTGGTCTCGGTGCGATCGCAGCCGGGGTACAGCACCACCGGTGCACCGCTCCACTGCTGGTCCCAGGCACGATCCCAGCCCGCCGCTGCCACCGCGTCGGCCAACGCGATGAACGGACGGGACAGCACCAGCTGGTTGCCGGCATGCGCCAGGATGAAGCGCAGCGAGTCCTCGGCCTCCAGCATGCCGCCGGTGTACCAGCCATCGGGCCGCAACGCGGCATCCGGCACGCTGACGGTCAGCCCAGATATCCCGGAAACGGCGAACGGCCCCTCGGCAAAGCTGGCCTTGTCCAGCTTGCAGCCGCGCCCGTACAGGGCATGCGGGCAGTTACGCTGCCAGCGGCGCCGCAGGCCCTGGCGGCGCAGGCTGGTAAATGCCGATTCGCACGAAAGGGTGATCTCCGGGCCATCGCCTTGGCCGCCGACCACGCGGCCTTTCCAGCTGACGGTGAACTCCTCGTCGGGATCGCCGAGGTCTG